TGGTTGCTTATTCTAATGGATAGTTTAAATGTTGAATTTGGTGTAAGCACTGAATGGATTGAGTTACTTAAATCTTTATTACTTACTTGTTATATTGCATACTTTGGAAGTCGTGGTATGGAAAAATACAAGCATATATCACAAAAAAACTAATTTTAGTTATCTTTTAATTTAAGTTGACTATTAAAAAAAATATGTGTAAATTTGACTAAATCATTTATTTAAGGTTTTTCTCCTCTTATTTTCCTTTATATATTTTCTAAAAATTTTATTATATATATTTATAAAAATTAATTATAAAAAAAATATGTGTTTACAGAATAACTATGTTTAAAAAACAAAAACAAAAAAAATGAGCATTAAATGTATTGAAGTAAGAAAGGAATATTATTTATTAATCATAAATGATATATCATTAGGAGAATTTGAAAAAAGTGATTTAAGGCACATTATAGAGGTTATTGATGGGAACATCTAAAAAATTATCAAGAAGTAAAATAGTAAAAAACCTTGATGCCATATTTAGTCAATACATAAGGTTAAAAAATGCAGATGATTTAGGTAATGTAAGTTGTTTTACTTGTGGTAAGGTATCACATTATAAAGTAGGTATGCAATGCGGTCATTTTCAATCAAGAAAACATTATGCTACAAGATGGTTAGAAATGAATGTTGCCGTACAGTGCGTTGGATGTAACATGTTTAAATCTGGTGAACAATTTTTATTTGGTAAATACCTAGATAAAAAATATGGTGATGGTACAGCGGAAGAATTATATATTAAATCTAAACAAACAGTAAAATATTCTAACAATGAATTATTAAATATGATACAACATTATAAAGATTTGGTAAATAGTTTATAAAGCACTATATTTGACTATTCTGTTTTGTTAAGGAAAAGGGGTTTAACTATATGTTAAGCCTTTTTTTTTGTTTTACAATTAAAAATAGACCTTATTTATTAACATTTTTTAATAAAATTTGTTTATATTTACATATATTAATTATTAAAACAAAACAGAATGAGAACACAAAAACATGATTTAAAAAATCTAATTTCAAAATTAGAAATGGAATTAGAAAAAGCAATTCACTTTGAAGATGCATTTGAACAATTGGCAATATATAAACAATTGGATAATGCTAAATCAACCTTAATAAATATTCAATAATGGAAACTAATTTTTCAAAAGAAACTGCGAAAAGTAAATTTGATGAGTATACATATAGGATAGAAGCTTTATGTAATAGAATAGAAGAATTAAAAGCACAAATAGAAGTATCACAAATATTTAAACAAAATGGATAGAGAAAAACTAGTTACACTTTACAAAAAGTATGAACTTACAGAAACAGATGTTTACAAGCATAAACATTATGTAATTATTACAAGGCAAGGGATTGAAAAAATCGCAGCAAAAGAAAACATAGCTATTAGTTATGAGGTTATAAAATGTGAACCTAATTTTGCAGTTGTAAAAGGATATGCCCATACACCAACAAATGCAGATATACAAATTGAAACATTTGGTAGTGCATTAAAAGGCTCTACATATAATGATGGTAATTGTAATAGTTGGTACGTTATGGAAATGGCAGAAAAACGTGCATTGTCAAGGTGTGTACTTAAATTAACTGGATTTTATTCTTTAGGAGTATTTTCAGAAGATGAAAGTGACGATTTTAAAAGGAAATAATATGAAATACACAAAAAAATATTGGGATTGGAATAATTCACAAGATGATTTATTAATTAAAATATTAAATCATAAAAAAAAAACAATTTTAAAAAAAAATAAACCAAAATTAAATAAATAAATTATGAGTACATTAATCAACGGAAGTATAAGGGTAGATAAACTACCAAAAGAAAAATTTGTAAAAGGAAAAGACGGCGCGGTTTATTACAATTTTACCATAGCGATACAAGATGAAACTAGGTATGGAAACAATGTCGCTTTTACTGATAGTCAAACCAAAGAAGAACGTGAGGCTAAAAAACCAAAAACATATTTAGGAAATGGAAGTGTATTTTGGACAGATGGTAAAATAACAGTTGCAGAGAGAGAGGAAAATAAATCACATGCAAAAGAACCAGCGACAGATGATTTACCATTTTAAGTAACCTAATTTTTAAAGGGTGTTTGTTTTTAGACTTACACCCTTTTTTTTATATTTAACAAATGACAGATAAAGAAATAGAACAGAACATGTTAATGGAGTTTATTGCGGACACTTGCTTTATTGATATTGAAAAAAAAATAGAATATCCGCCAGTATGTTTGTCCTTTGGTGAAAAGGTTTTGCAATCAGATAAAGGTGATAGCATTATACCCATAGCTTTGGGAACTTATGGTAATTTAAGTGTAATTACAGCACCGCCAAAAACAATGAAAACGTTTTTTGTATCATTATTAGCATCTGCTTATTTAAGTGATAATAATATTTATTGTGGTGAAATAAAAGGACATAGAAACAATGGAGATTTAATACATATAGACACTGAACAAGGAAGTTGGCATTGTAGTAAGGTTTTTAGAAGACCATTAGATATGGATAAAAACATACCTAAAGAAAAATATCACACATTTGCTTTGCGTTCAGTGCCTTACAATCAACGATTAGAATTTATTGAGCATTATATAACAAATAAAATTTCAGAACCATCTTTAGTTATAGTTGATGGTGTAGCAGATTTGTGTGTTGATGTAAACAACATAGAAAAAAGTAATGAATTAGTAAGTGCTTTAATGAGATTAAGCCAACAACAAAACGTACATATAATTTGTGTGATACATCAAAATTTTGGTAGTGCAAAACTTGGAACTGGACATTTAGGTTCCGCATTAGAAAAAAAGGCTGAAACGGTAATAAGTTTAGAGGCAAATACTGTAAACAAGGATTGGATAACTGTTAAATGTGGTCGCAGTAGGGGTTATTCTTTTGAAACATTTAGTTTTCAAGTAAACGAAAAAGGATTGCCAATTATAGTTGGTGATTTATATGACCCATTAAAATGATATGGTACAAAAAACAATGAAAATGGTTGCTGCAAAGCATAATGAATGGTTAAACATAGTTTTATCTTTTGGTTGTAAACCAGAAATAGCGGAAGATATTGTTCAAGAAATGTATATTAAAATACAATTAAAACTTGAAAAAGGTTTAGACATTATGTACAACGAAAAGGAAATAAATTATTATTATATTTTTAAAACCTTAAAATCATTGTTTTACGATTTAAAAAGAAAAGGTAAAAATATTACCATTGTTTCAATAGATGATGTACACTTAACCACAAGTGATATTAATTACGAAGAGCCATATAAAAAAATCGAAAATGAATTATCAAAAATGTTTTGGTATGACCGCAAAGTTTTTGAAATAATAAATGAAGGCGAAAGTATAGCGGAGTTTTCTAGGAAAAGTAAAATACATTATTATTCACTTTACAACACTTACACCAGAGTTAAAAACAAACTTAAAAAATTATTATGAGGGCAAAATTTGAAAAGGATTTAGAAACTGGGCAGCTTTATGAAAAAAAGGCTTTACAATTAATTCAAAAAGATTATCCAAAAGCATACATAGAGGAAGGTTATTTTTTAGAATGGGATATATATATACCAGAGTTGGAAATAGGCGTTGAAGTTAAAAGTGACGCACAATATAAAAAAACTGGTAATTTTTATGTAGAATACGAATGCAATGGCAAACCAAGTGGAATAGCATCTACAAAGGCATATTATTATTATATTTATTTAGATGAATTATATATCCTTAAAACAGATGATTTAAAAGAAAAATGTAGGAAATATATTGATACAGACAGAGATAAAAAAGGTGGTGATAATATGGCGAGTAAAGGAATAATAATACCAATAAATGAATTATGAAATTAGGAAACATTATTTATTACATAACTAAATATACTGGCATTAAATACCTAGTAGATAAATACCACAAATTAAGAGGTACTAAATGCGATTGTAACAACAGAAGGAAAAAGTTAAACGAAATAAAAATTGAAAGATGGTAAAATTTACTAAAGAAGATTTTAAAAGCTGGAGTAACTTTAGGTCTGAACCAAAGAACACTTTACAAGGTAATGAGTTTGAACTAATATGCCAATTACACGCAAAGTATTATAACCATAAATACCACAAACCTTGCACATGTAACCCAAAAAAAATAAAATTATGGATAAAACAACTTAATATAATTTGGAACAATGGGAATTAAAACAATAAATGAGTGGGAAAAAGCTGTTGTATTTCTCCTTAACCTTGATGGTTGGGATTTAGAATGGTGTGCTGGTGGAAATAAAATATATGATGCTATTGGTAAAACATCCAAAGGTGTAGATTGTGTTATTGAAATGAAATTTAGAAAAACACATTACGAAGAAAAAATGCTTGAAAAAGAAAAATACGATAATTTAATGGCGCTTGATAAAGATATTGTAAAAATATTTTTTGTGAATGACCCAAAAGGAAATTTTATGTATTGGTTAAATACTTTAAAAATGCCAAAAACAGTAAAAAAATATTGTCCAGACACTACGGTTTACACAAAAAAAAGAATACATAAAGATGTTTATTTACTAACCGAAAATGAGGCAAGTAGAATTAATATAAATATATCTCCAAATTAGTGTAGTTTTTATGTTGATATGTTAATAATTATCATTATATTTGTTTTATATTAATTAAACAAAACACAATGTCTCAATTTGAAAAATTAGGTTATTTTTTAGAATATATGATAGACGATAAATATATTGGCTCTATGATTATAGAAAAACCTGACAGAAAAGAAATAGGTTATTATGGTAGAATTGATGAGATTGCTACACATGATATAATATTTAAAAACAAAAAAATAAAAAAAGGACAATCATTTTACACTAGAATGTACCCTTTATGTGGTAAAAAACTTTAATTTAAAAACAAAACAGATGAAACAAACAATTACTTTCGGACAATTTCAAGATGCCTTTTATAATATGGATAGGCAAAACCAATTTACTTACAAAGGAAAAAAAGCCTTATTTGAATATTTAGAAGAATACGAAGACAGCACTGGGGAACAAGTAGAATTAGATGTTATTGCGCTATGTTGTGATTATGCAGAATACGATAGCCTTGAAGAATTCCAATTAGATTACGGACAAGAAGATTACCCAGACATTGATGCAATAGAATATGAAACACAAGTTATACGAATAGATAATGATAGTTTTATAATACAATCATTTTAATATGAAAGTTAACGATGCAGCTTGGGAAAAGCTAAAAAAACAAATAGAGTATTATACAGATGCTGATACATCTATATCAGACATATCAATTAACTACCAAGTTAAAGAAACGAAAAATAAAAATTATTTAAGACTTAACATAACAATAGACAAATGGGACAAGATAACAGAATAGAAAAATTAGAAGCTCAAATAGAAATTTTAAAATCACAATTAAAAGAGGCGCAATCGCATACCTACATATATGAAACAGATACTTTATGGTGTCGTGATGGCGAATTATATTTTGGTTACAATGATGACAAAACACTTGTAATGAATGTAGACCAGGTTTTTAGAGACCTACCATCTATAATCAATATGGTAACTAAAGAACAGAAGAAAATGCAAGAAATGCACCTTAAAATGATTAAAGAGGCATTAATATGATTTTATTAGTAGATGCTGATAGTTTAATTTTTGCAAGTTGCTATCGTAAACGAGAAACATTAGATGACGATATATTTTACAGAAATATTATAGACGCTAGGAATAAATTTGACCAGCAGTTTATGAAAATTGTAAATGATTTAGAGGAAAAATACACCATTGATAAAGTACTAACATTTAGTGGTGCAAAAGGTAATTTTAGAAAACTTATAACATCAAAATACAAGGCAAATAGAAAAAAACAAGATTTGCCGCCATTGTTACATGAAATGCACGAATACGTAATAAAACAATATGATAGTATTATAGGTTATGGTGTAGAAACAGATGATATGGTCGCTAGGTATTGGTATCAAATTAGCCAAGATGTTGGTAGAAATGAGGTAATGATAGTATCAATAGACAAAGACTATAAACAATTTCCTTGCTTGATGTACAATTATCACTACAAACACCAAACTATATTAGATATATCAGAGGAAGAAGCTATGTTTAATTTTTATGAGCAAATGATTGTTGGTGATACCGCAGATAACGTAAACTATTTTAAAGGTAAAGGTAAAAAATTTGCAGAGAAATATTTTAAAAATTGCACAACTAAATACCAATACACAAGAAAATTATATGAATTATTTAAACAACAATACAAAGGTAAGGCAAGACAAAAATACACAGAGTGCTATCACCTTTTAAAATTAAGAACACAATAAATATTAATAATTAAAATCAAAACAGATGAACACGCAAGAAATTAAAAGAGGAGAGTACAATGCTTATTACCCAATTAGCAAATTAAAAGCCGCTAATGTAAATAGGGATAAAGTTTTAAAACATGCAGAGAATTTTAAATCAAAATTAAATGAATTTAATTGGATGATGCCAATAGTTATATCTTCAAGAGGTGATGTTATAGAGGGACATCATAGGATTGAAAGCGCTAAACTATTATTACAAAAAACAATACCAGCCTACATAATTAATTGGGTTGATACAGAACAAGAAACAGAACATTTAGATGCTATCATAAGCCTAAACAATGGCAATAAGGCTTGGAACACACTAGACTATTTAAAAGCATATTCAACAAATTCAAAAGATTATAATTTAGTTTATGATGCATATTTAAAAAACTCCAACAATATATCCGTTGGTAATTTAGTTAATTTGTTTTTTTGGAAAACAAGACGTAAATTTAAAAAAGGTGGCGGGGTTATAATGAATTATAAATTCTCAATTTATCTTATAGAAAAAATATCAAACCTTGTTGTAAAATATGGCAAAACAAAAATACAAGCGTATTGTGTTAGAGAAATGATAAAAATAGCTTTTACAAAAACATACAATGATTATGACGCATTAGATTTTCTATTTAAAGAATATTCAAAACTTGCAAAAAATGACCACCCAGCGGTTGCATCAATTACAAGATTTAAGCCTTTAATGGAATTATATTTGGTTGAATTTAATATAAAAAGAAATGCAAACAAAAAATAAAATGAAAGATAAAATAGTAGAAGATTTAAAAAGAGAATTTGATATAAGAAGTTGCGTAGGCATAGACAAATACAAAACAACACTACAAGACAATAACAAAGATGATTTTTTGCAGCACCTAAAAGAAGAATTAATGGATGCAGCATTATACATACAAAAATTACAAAGCAATGGAAGAAAATAAAATTGATATACCAGTTTTAAAAACACCTAAAGAAATAAGCGATTTGCTAATATCTATTACTGGAGTAGATATATTTGAAAAAACAAGGGTTAGAAATATAATAGAACATAGAGCTTTTTTATGTTATTTATTAAAAAATAAGTTTGATTTAGGACCAAGTGCTATATCTGCTTTTATGAGAACACAACCTAAATTAAAAACTTATGACCACGCTACAGTAATACACGCGTTAAAAATGTTTAAGGTTTACAAAACATATAGGGAAGAATATTTTGATACTTTGGAAAGCTATTTTGAAATAAGTCCAGATGCTGATTATAAGGAATTACCAAAATTAGAAAGGTTGTTAAATCAGTATAAAGAAATTAAAAGCAAATACAATAACGCTAATAACAAAATAAAAAAATACGAAGAACAATTAAGTGAAATAAAGGAATTAAGAAAAAAGATTAAATCTGATTTTACTGAAAATGAAATACTTTACAGAGATTTAAACAAAACACAAATGAAGATATATGATGAGAGAGCAGGATTAATATTAAAATCTTTTGAATGGCAGAAGCCTAAAAATGAGTATGAAATAATTAATTGCGCATCATGATAAAAAAAGAATGGCTATTTATGCAAACACCAAAAGAGAAAGCATACCAATTAGCAAAAGCGTTTTATGTAGAAACTACAACAAGCACAGAGGCAAAACAATGTGCTAAAGTACATACAAGACTTATACTTGAAAATGAATTAATAAAACCATCTAACAACCAATCAATAGAATACTATCAGGAAGTACTAAACGAAATAGGTAAATTATGAGCAAGAAACTAATACAAAAGCTGCAGCAATTATTTGACAAATTACCAAAGGGTAAAGAAAGAAAAGCAATAAGAGAAAAATTGCTAGAATTAAAACTAAATAAAAATAAAGACTAAAAACGTTATATATATGGAACTGGTAAAAATTAGTGAAGTAATACCAAATGAAAATAATCCAAGATTTATAAAAGATTATAAATTTAATAAATTGGTAAATTCAATTAAAAAATTTCCTCAAATGTTAAAATTAAGACCAATTGTTGTAAATAAAAACATGGTTGTTCTTGGTGGTAATATGAGATTAAAAGCATCTGTTGAGGCTGGTTTAAAAGAAGTTTATATTTTAAAAGCAGATGATTTAACAGAGGAACAACAGAAAGAATTTATTATAAAAGACAATGTTGGGTTTGGACAATGGGATTGGGATATGTTGGCAAATGGTTGGGACAATCAATTATTAGGTGATTGGGGTTTAGATGTTTTAGAATTAGAAGAAAGTTATGATGAAGGAGAAATTTTAGAAGATGATAATGCAACAGAAAAAAACGAAGTGGTTATAAGTTTGACTATGCCTAATTATGAATATGAAAAAATGGAAATAGACTTTCAAAATTTTATTAAAAAATATCCAAACATAACATGCAAAATACAAAACTAAATGTTTTAATATACCCAATGCTTTCGGTAAACAACCTTAATGCTGACAGCAATTATATTATTATAAAACAATTATGCAATGAATTATTAAAAACAAAAAAATATAATTTCTTTTTATTAATTGATAGTAATAGGAAATATGTAAAAGATGATTTAAACTCTTTGGTTAAAATTTTAAAAGTGCCAATGCCAAGAAGTAAAAAACATCAAGTAATACATTTTAATTCTAATATTTTCAGAGAGATATTTAAAAAATATGCTTTTGATATTATTTGGAACAATGTTGTGGAACAAGGACATCATTTAAAATATTTCCCCGATACTATTGTTGATGCTTTTAGACCAAAGGTATTTAATTATCACCACTATGTAATACACAGAAGTTTAGAAAGAGTTACAAATTATTTACCTTGTACTCATATTTTATATGACCAAATAGTTGGGAGTTTAGGAACAGACCTTAATTTTTTCCATACTCAATATTGTTATGATATGTTAATGGAGGAAGCAAATGATATTTTAAATGAAGACAAAATAAAATTATTAAAAGAAAAAAGCATTATTACTCTTGGTGGTTACACTGATAAAATTAAAAGTAAAAACAAATACGATAAATTTACTTTTATTTATAATCATAGGCTAGATGGGTATAAAAATTGGCAAATCACTTTTAATATATTTGACCAATTATGGGATGAAGGACTAGAATTTCAAGTTATTTTAACAGCAGGAGATAAAGACAATATAAATACAATCAATAAAAAACCATATTGTATTGTTAAATCATTTACAAAACACAGTGATTATATAAAGGAATTATCCAAATGTCATGCAAACACCATTAATAGTAGGCACGAAACATATTGCATTAGTATAGCGGAAAGTATAATGAACGAACAAATCACCATATTACCTAATAGGTGTACATTTCCCGAACTAGTTGGTAAAGGCTATCCTTATTTATTTGATAATGAAGATGAACAATTAAATATGATGAGAGAAATAATAAAAGAAAATAAAAGGCAATATGATTACAAAACTAAAAACCAATTAACATTAAAAAACCATAGTGCAAACATTAATAAATATTTTCAAAAATTAGGTGTAATAGAAAAAAATGATGTTTTTAATAGTATAAAAAAGGAACACAGCAAAAAGGAAATTAAAAAATACCTATCAAAACATGATGAGGTAAGTTTACACGTTTTTAAAAATTTTATATTCTCTTTAGGATATGCTTCACAAAGTTTTCCAATGAAAAAAATAAAAGTTGTATTAAATGAACTAGGATACGATTATAACATAAATACAGATAAATTTCAAAAGATTTACAATGAATAAAAACAACAAAAAACGACATATAAAGGATAATTTAATTGCTGCATTAGAAAAATCAATGGGTGTGGTAACAACCGCTTGTAAAAATGTTGGCATACATAGGTCTACGTTTTATGAATATTATAAAAACGATGATTTATTTAAACAAGAAATAGATGATATTAATAACGTGGCTCTTGATTATGTAGAAAGCAAAATGTTTAAACAAATTGAAAAAGGAAACACTCAATTAATTAAATTTTATTTAGCAACAAAGGGTAAAAAAAGAGGTTATATTGAACGTCAAGAAATAACTGGCGCAGATGGTATGCCAACTAATTTTCAAATAGAGATAATTGATAAAACCGAAGATACAGACTAACATAGTATATAAGCATCTCGCTAATACGGATAAAAAGATTGTAGTTGAGCAAGGCGGTACAAGGTCGGGTAAAACATACAATATACTTTTATGGATAATATTTAACTATTGTGCAAACAACAATAATAAGGTTATAACAATTTGTCGTAAATCATTTCCTAGTTTACGTGCAACTGTGATGCGTGATTTTATGGCAATACTCCAAAATTATAATTGTTATAGTGAGCAATATCATAATAAATCTAATTCAGAATATCACCTATTTGGTAACCTAGTTGAATTTATATCTTTAGACCAGCCACAAAAGATTAGAGGTAGAAAAAGGGATTTGCTTTTTGTCAATGAAGGAAATGAGTTGTATTACGAAGACATGCAGCAATTATTATTTAGGACACAAGATAGGATAATACTTGATTTTAACCCATCAGATGAGTATCATTGGATATATGATAAATTAATACCAAGAGATGATTGTGTTTTTTATAAAACAACTTACCTAGACAACCCTTTTATTGAAACATCTATTAGGAATGAAATAGAGAGGTTAAGAGATACAGACGAACAATATTGGCAAATATATGGGTTAGGTGAACGTGCAGCCAGTAGAAGCACTATATTTAAGTATGTTGAGGTAAACCAAATACCACAAGCAGCAGAATTAATTGCATACGGAATGGATTTTGGTTACACAAATGACCCCACAACTTTTGTTTCTGTTTATAGTGAAGGACATAACCTTTACATACAAGAACATTTGTACAGAACTCAAATGACTACAAATGATATTAATAAATTCCTTAAAGAACTAAATCTTACAAGTAAACCAATATATGCTGATAGTGCTGAACCTAGATTAATATCAGAACTTCGTTCAATGGGAAATAATATATTTTCAAGTATAAAAGGTAAGGATAGTATAAATGCTGGTATTGATTTATTAAAAAGGTATAAAATACATATACTATCAACTTCAACAAATGCAATAAGTGAGTTTAGGAATTATAAATGGAAAGAGGATAAAGCTGGTATGCTCATAAACACTCCCGAAGATAAAAATAACCATATTATTGACCCCTGCCGTTATGCAACCTACTCAATTTTAAGCCGACCAAACTTTGGTAAATATGCATTACATTAAAATATAGATTAATAATAAGTTGTTTATATGTTAATAAAATTGTATATTGTATTATATTAATTAAAACAAAACAGATATGAAAGACAGAATTAATTTACCATTAGAAGAATTTAAAAAACTATATGCTATTAAGATTAGGTTAGAAACCTACTTTAGTTATATGGAAGATAACAGAGGTGTTTTAAAACATATTGCACCAACTTTTTTAGAAGATGCAAAATCTTATATTGAAAAATATAATGAACTGACTAATGAAAAAGTTTAAAACACAAATAATAATAGTATTAATATTAGCATTTTTTGTAATTGTATTAAATGCTTTAAACATATATATAAATGGAAGAATTAAGTAATTGTTGCGGCGCTGGTAGATGGATGGACGAAACAGACATTTGTTGCGTGTGTAAAGAACACTCGGTATTTACAGAAGAAGAATAAATAAAACAGATATGAAACAGATAATAGATAAATTCCTAATTAAAAAAAGCATCAGACCATATAAGACAATAGCTTTAAGTACTGGTGTAATTGTAGAACATTACCGTAATGGTAAATTAAAAACAGAATATTATGGATTGGTATAGTACTCCCGAATACCCAGAATATGAATGTACAGAATGTGGTGCAGATATAGACAAGCCTGGAGTGTGTAGTGGCACTTGTCACGAGGCAAGTATGATTTAACTTAAATTAAGCCTAACGGATGAGTATATGAGCCGTTGTAACACGAACTTAATTAAATAACAAAAACATTATGGATAAAAAGAAAAAACAGCAAAAAGAAACGGAAGACAATGGCTTATATACATTGTTACCTACTGAAAAAATTACGAAAATTAAATACCCGATTGGCGGTTTTGCTCCTGGGAATTATATGAGCAAATGTGTTAATTGTGAACAGAATTTTATTGGTGATAAATACGCTAGACAATGTGAGCCTTGTGCTATAAATGCAGTAAACGAAAGTAATACACAAGCCCTTGCAGAATTGCACAAACTTAAAACCGCCTTGCAGAAAATTGAATTTAGCAACAATACCATCAATGAAGTACTTGGCAAGTAATTTTTATTGTAGGTAACACCGTATAACATCAATAGAAAGATTTAGTTAAGTAAGTTAGTTTTGTTTAAGAGGTGCATCAGAAATGGTGTGCCTTTTTTTATTATATTTACCTTACTATAAAAAACCATTTTAAAAACGTTATATAAGTATGAATATCAATATTACAGTACCAAATGATTTAAGTGA